TACTAGGACAAGGTGCAACTACTCGCAATGACTCGGGAAACACACAAACACACAATGGTCAGTTTTCACTTGGTGGAGTTACAACACGCGTTGCAGGACAAGTACTTGTTGACGCGGGGGTTCTAGAAGTAATAATTAACGGACAAAGACGTTTTATCCAACTTGGTACGTTGAATATTTAACTGACAAAGACGTTTTATCCAACTTGGTACGTTGTAATATTCATTCTCTTATCTTACAATTCCCGTACTTTCCGCTCTTTCCAAACTCTACTCGTATTCCACTTTCAAACTCTTTAGAATCCCAACCCAAAAGTTTTAGCCTAAACACATCGTATGAATTTACACGTTTTAAATATGCCTTCAACTCCCCTAGTGTCTCTACATCATCATAATCTATATTTTGTATCACAGATTCAGGATTAATATTATATTTTTCCGGATTAAGAGATACAATATACAACCCCTCGACAGATGGTACAAAATGTGCAATACTGTTGTGCTTTGTCATCATTAGAAATATAGACTTGTAGTCCTGTTCGGAAGGAGGTCCATAATTTACTCTATACTTTTGGTATGCTGAAAATGGATGACTGTGGAAATTGTAAAGACTTGCATTCGCCTTTATATTATCTTCATTTCCAGATACTAGAGATGACTTGTCAACCTCCAGAGTATGCACAACTTTCTTACCAGAAAGATTGCTTTCTACCAACTTAAAATTTCCAAAAAATTCCTTTTGAGTTCTATAGTTATCTCCAGATACTGTAACTCCCGCATTTACAATATGTCTTAGAAAGTCTCGAGTATCCCTAGTAAACTTTACAATAATCTCACAGTGGTTCTTGTGTCTTTGAGATAGCACGAAATTGTATTCTGCCTTTACGCTTTTCTCTGTGGTATCTTTGAAGAAGGAGTTTTTCTTTTTCAGACATATGTCTCCTTTTTCGGAGCATACTTCAGGATAGCCAAACCCCTTCCCTATAAGACCATCTCTGTAAGATGCTGCAATAGTAACTCCATCCTCAAAGAACCGAGCTATTGTATCCAATAATAATGTTATGTATTTTGGATCACATCCGTCTATAGATATAACGTTGTTCTTCTCATCATAAATGGTACAATAGCTATATTGTATACCATCTAAAAAATCTCTAGAGCTAACAAACCTTTTTTTATCCTTAGTTTCTTCTAGCTGTTCGAGTATGTCATCATCTACAGCTACAAAGAGAATGTTACCTCTGATTGTATTATTTACACTATTATACAAGGGCAAATCCCTTATTGTATTTATATCGAATATTATTCCAATCATTTATTATAGAATAATATTTAATAATTCATGTTGAATCTCAACTTGTTTATAGGCTTATGATTCAATTTAAGACTAGAATACTGTCTTAGACCATGTTCATTAAAGTCTCCCAATATAGTGGTCCAAACTGTTAGTTTCTTGTTGTTCTCATCTATTTCGAATTCTGTTTTGAGCTGCTTGTATATCAACTCTGTAGCCTGTTCGTTTATAGTCAGTATATCGTGTCTGCACTCTTTGGCTGGAATGTGGTATATCGAGAATATATCTCCAAGTTGTGGTTGATATGTATTTAATACACTACTAACAGCAGATGAAATAGTCTTCATTGTCAATACAACAGGTCTGCCGAGACATGCCATCTTCTCTGAAACTTTGTTTCCTATAGACTGTAGATTCTTTTCAGAGAACAACACAGTCTCAAACGTACTTTCTGTTGCTTCGTATAACACATATCTATTATGGTTGTCATTCTTCAAACATCCTACTTTATTTACATATCTTTGCTTTTTATCTATAACAGTTCCATATTCCATTTATTATATAAATTATTTATAATAAATGAACATTTTAAATTAAAAGGCCGAAATTAATAGTAATATTCTTCCAGGTAAAATAAAATTGATATCCATATCAAATTATATATATCAACTCAATATGTCAAACGAAATTGTAAACGGACTTGTACGTCTTGGATATCTTCCAGAAGGAAAGCAACGAAAGCCGACATCTCTTATCAACAGAGGTATTAAGAATGCGGGTGCAAATCTACTTATCAACAACGTACCCGAATTTTCTACTCCAAAGGAGTCTAAACAGAGCGAGAAGATTACCTCTGAGCATATCTATGATACCATCGTGTCTCTTGGAGGAAGCCCCGTATTTGTACTTCAGGTGTCGCGGTATGCATACATTGCATATGTGAAAGACGCAGAAGATATGGCTCAAATAATACACGGAAATATGTTAGATGACAATGTGCTGGAAGTTCGCTTTTTCAAGAACGCCAGACACACCGAATGGGTAAAACCTGTGCAAAAAACTATAACTCAAGAAGAAGAAAAGAAGCAAGATTTCTTAGTATCTTCACCCGCTCTTACAAAGCCAGAACTAATACTTTGCAAGGTGGTCGTGGGTTTTATTTTTGTATTCATTGGAGTGACTTACTATTACAGCAATTAAAAATAACAAATTAATTTGTTATTTTTAACGATACTTACCTTCGCCAATCATGCTCCATTCTTTCTCGCACTAATTTCCCAACAGTTGTGGGAAAAAAACAATTTAGAACATTGATACGTGATTCCAACCTAGTTCTTCAAAGAGAGATTTTGCTATATCATCATGGAACGTTTTCCTATCATTTGTTTTTAATATATTAAAGTCTTCTTTTCTACATGGATATTTATTTTTACTTAGAAGCTGAAAAAGAACGTACTGTATATTCATAAAACTTTTCCTCGCGATCTTGTTCTCGTATTTGTACTTTTTAACATATGCGTTAACAAGCACGTCAAAGTCTGTCATCAGCTGATCTTCTATGTGAGATAATTTTGGCCACTTCTTACCTGTGATAACAGAATAAATATATTTTGCATTATCGTGTTGTTTATCGTATCCTAATTCTCGTAAAAATAAAACAACGTGTTCTAACTCTACGTTTTTGTATCTTATCTCCTTCTTAGTATCTTTATCTCCTACCAACATCTTATGTTTTTCGAATTCTTTGTCTAGAATATCATATATCTCGTCGTCTAATTTAGAACATTGCTTTCCTTGGAACTGGTTAATACAATCTCTAAAGTGTGATTTCCTCTCATATGTATATTTCTGTAGTATAGTTGTGCGTGAAATGTCCTTGTAAGAAAGAGACTGACCATTAAGGTCTTTTTCTGCACCACAATTTTGACATATTAAAAATATACCTTCTGATGTTGTCAACTTCTTAGACGTGCATTCTTCGCATATTAATCTCTTTGCTTTTTGGGAAAAGTCGATATCTATATCTATATACTTCAAGTACTTTTTTGCTATCTGCATATATTCCGATATGAGCGCATCTTTATCGTTAGTATTTGAAGCTTCTGGTACACTAAAAAAATTTATTTTAACTGGAGTGTATAATATCTTTTTATATGTTTCTATAATAGGAAAGCTTTCCACAATATAGAAATTGTAATTTGACATTGTGGTTATATCTTCTATTTTCTCCTTATACTGGTCACATTCTTCTTTCAACCGTTTTCGTATAGATCCTCCGGTATCAGAAGAAGATAATAATTTTTGGAGCTCTTCAAGCTTTGTATTATAACTTTCTAATTTATCCCTTTCGTCCAGGAAGTATTCGTGTATCTTATTATCAATAGATATTATGTCAATATTCATATTTACAAGTGGAAAAAATTCTTTTAACTCATATTTTGCAATTTTATTTTTTTAAAAAAATAAAATCCACAACTATAATAAATGTCTGTTCAAGGTAACACTATTACTTCTGGTTTTATCGATCTTGCCACGTTCGATGAGCTCGAAAAGTACATGTATGGCGGTCCCGATGCCACTACTTATTTCCACATGGGTTTCAAGCCTTCGACCTGGTTCACCTTGGTTCCCACCACGTTGACTACCAACTCTGGTACTGCCCAGTTCGGCCGCGAGTGGTCTGCTGCCATCTCGCGCGCTGGTGACTTCCTCGTTCACACCTGGCTTCGCGCTAACATCCCGTCTGTCAAGGCTCCGGATGCCGGAGCTGCCGGTACTTGCGCCCTTCGCTGGACCCACAACTTCGCCCACAATCTCGTCAAGGAGTGTCAGATCTCATTCAACGACTTGGTTGCGGCTCGTTTTGACTCTTACTACCTCGACTTCTGGGCGGCCTTCACTGTCCCCGCCTCTAAGAGATTCGGTTACAATAATATGATTGGTAACACTGCCGCTTTGACTAACGCCAATTTCGGAGCCGCTGGTTTTGCTGTCGGAAACACTCTCCCTGCTTTCACTATCAATCTTCCTCTTCCTTTCTTCTACACTCGCGATACCGGTTTGGCTCTTCCTACGGCTGCTCTTCCCTACAACGAGATGCGCATTACTTTCCAGTTCCGAGACTGGAAGGATTTGCTTGTTGCCTATACTACTGCCGCTGTCGGTGCCCCGGCAACGACTGCCAATATCTCTCAGGTCGGTGGTCAAACTGCTACCAATATCGAGTTGACACACTGTTACGTTTGGGCCGAGTATTCCCTCGTCTCCAACGACGAGCGCAAGCGCATGGGTTGTGCCCCTCGTGATATCCTCATTGAGCAGGTTCAGACCGCTCCTCGTACCAATTTCACCCTTGCCAAGGATAATGCCGTTGATATTCGCTTTTCACATGCTGTTAAGCTTCTTCTCTTCGGTGCCCGCAACAGCTCCGTCGCTGCCGAGTGGTCCAACTATACCATTGGTAGCGTCGCGTCGACTGGTTGGGTTGCTCCGGCGAACAACGTCGACACCATCTCAAACGCTACTCTTCTCTATGAGAACACTCAGCGTTTGGCTGGTCTCCCCGCCGATTACTACGCTCTTGTCGAGCCGTGGTACAAGGCCCCGACCATCCCGTGCGAGACTGGCTACCACATGTACAGCTATTCGCTCAACATGTACGATGTCAACCCTCTCGGCTCTACCAACTACGGCAAGCTCACCAACGTCACCCTTAACATGAAGGGTGTTGTCGCAGCTGATGCTGGTGGTGTTGCCACTGTCGGCGGTACCTGGGAGACTGTTATCATTGCTGTCAACCACAATGTCATCCGTATCAGCGGTGGCGCCCTTGGTTTCCCCATCCTTTAAACGTAACATTCTATATGTTTGTAAATTATTTAACTCTATTTGAGTTAAATAACTAATGATTGTTTTAAATTTCAAAATAAACTAGAATACTTCTGTATGAAATAAAAAAAATAAAAAAAATATTATAATAAATGTCTACTCCTTTTATAAGTAATAGTATTCTTACCAGAAAGGTTAATACGGCTAACGCTAACAGGCTACAGAGTCACAGAGAACAAGATCCCGATGAGATGATGTGTCCTGTATGGAATCATCAAGATCTTGCGGGCCGCCCTGCTGGAGAGTATTCTTTTTACTCGAAGCGTGCGGGTTGCAATTCCGCTCTTGACCGTGTAAATGTCGAGAACTTGTTGCGTCCTAGATACACCAACTACGTTCTTAGAAATGCCGCCGGTATTGGGGGCTACGATAATGGTTATGAGATCGAAGGCTATGAGCCGACTAGCGGAAATATTGCCAAGATTGGAAATCTTAACTCGTACAATGAGCGCAGTTTTGCCCAATCCAACACGGGCAAGTTTGGTCTTGTTAGTGTCGAGCAGCGTAAGCCCGGAAACTCTATGGAGGAGGCCGCAGCTGTTGGTTACAACTTGTCGCAAGATCAGCTTGCGCGCCACCAGCAAGTTAACCGCAATACCGCTAGCGGTTACCACGGGTTCACTTCCTCCGAAAGATTGAAGGCTCAGAATTACCCTCAAAAGATGGTGACACCTGTTCGCTACAGCGTAAACCCAAATTTGATGTACGAAACTCCCTCTCGTCGTGATAATGGTTACGTCAACTACCGTCAAATCTCCGGATGCAGTATGTAAACTATCGTATGTAAACTATCGTATGTATGTTAAATTAATTTTTGTTTTCACTTAATAAATGAAAACAGTTTATATAATAATGGCTATTACAATTGCAGTCGCTATAGCATTACTATTGGTGTGGAAAACCGAACACTATAATGCGGTTCCTTCTATTTGGAGTTGGGAAGAACAGAACACAGATAAAAACGAAAGGAAATGTATGGCAAGACCGGGAAAGTATTTTTATTAAACTAGGTTTAAAGTAAAAAGATTACTTTAAAATAATGACAAAAAAGGTGAACATTATTAAAGTGCCGTTGCCGGCAAAAAGTCGAAAGGAATATCCCAAGGCGTTTCCAAGGATGCCTATCCTATATCTAGAACTTATTGAGAATAAGGGAAAGATAAAACAAGAGCTGATAAACACAGACTATATACCCGCTTCAAGGCCTGGATCTCCGAAAACAGAAGAACACCGTATCCCAGAGTCTACGCGTGGTTCTCAGCATGGTTCAACACATGCTTCTGATTCGGAAGATGAAGACCGCAAACATCCATCCGTTTTCAGTTCACCTTCTCGTCTAGTTGAAAAATACGAAGATAAATACAAATCTCAAGACGACGATAAAAAATCAAGACATGAAACAGACGAAGAAAGTGATGATGATTATAGAAGACGAAAACCATCCCGTAAAGAATCTACGGGAAGTAGTGCGGGAAGTGAACGCGGTAAAAAGGATACTATATCAAACCGTCTAAGAGAGCTACTAAATGATGACGAAGATGTAAAACCAGAAAAGAAGGAAAATTACGAAAAGAAGGAAATACCTACTTTTAATTCTGAAAATCCTCCTTCTTTGAACGATCTGGCCAGATCGGGTCAAATCAACAGGAAAAAAGAGATGATGGATGTTGCTCACATCACAATGTCAGAACAAGAAAAGGAAGACTCTAAGAGAGAACTCCTTTTCAAATTTGAACTTCTAAAGAAATCTTACAAGTCAGACAACATTCCGGAATTTAGCATACATTCAGATTATGAAAGTATGAAGAGATCATATGAGACGACAGTGCGTACTCTATCTCTTGATAGGTCTGTAGATGACTACAAGAAATACTTGTCTTATGCATTCATTGGAATGGAGTTTGTTTTGGGGTATTTTTTCAAGTTAGATATGAACGGGTTTGCAAGGCAACAAATGATATCTATGAACTCGTATGAAAGACTTCTTATCGAACTGGGTGAAAAGTCGTATGTTCCTACTGGATCTAAATGGCCGGTTGAAGTGCGTTTGCTCTTCCTTGTCGTTATGAATACAGCAGTTTTCCTTGTAGGTCGTATGATGTTAAAGAAGACTGGTGCAGATGTTATGGGTCTTGTGAATAGTGTTACGGGAGCTGTCCCGTCTAATGCTGTTCCCCAAAAGAAGAGAAAGATGAAAGGTCCCACTCTAAATACAGATGATATTCCAGATATAAATAACGCGTCTGAAAATTAATAATATATTAAATATTATTTTATTTAATATAAATGAGCGAATACACCGTAAACGATCTAAAAGATATGGCTCGAGAAATACCTATAAAAGGCTTTTCTAGAATGAAGAAAGCAGAACTTATCAAGGCTTTGAAAGCGGAGGGATATCTTCCTTCTCCTAAGAAGAGGTCTCCTTCTCCTAAGAAGAAGTCTCCTTCTCCTAAAAAAGTCATGTCTGAAGTAAGAAAAGATTTTAATAAGATGGTAAAACCTGATATAATAAAACTAATTAAGCAGCTTGATCCGTCTTACAAATTGAAATCTAATTTGAAGAAGGCAGAGTTGATTGATATTGTAGAGTATCTTGTGTCAAAGGCTGCTGTTCCCCCTGTTGCTCCGGCTGATGTACCGGTACCCGCGCCTGTAGTAGTTCCTTCTCCTATTCCGGCTATGAATTACGAGAAGATGACGGTGGTTCAACTTAAAGATATTGCTCTTTTAACGCGTGGTCTTAAGATCGGAGCGATGAAGAAGAGTGATATAATAAATATCCTGAAGGGTGAAGTGTGTGATCCCGAAATCGGTTCATACTGCAGCAATCCTAGTGATTTCTGTGATATAAGATTCAAGAGCTGTGTAGGAAAATTCGAGGAGAAGCTTGAACAGATTACTATAAATGGACACAATGTAGTTGGAACCAAGAAATCTCTAGAAGAACTAAGGAGAAAGCTTGGAACTGAAGAAATTACCAAGAAGGTCTCTCCCAAGAAGGTCTCTCCCAAGAAGGTCTCTCCCTTATCAGATGCCCCGATAGAAGATGTGCTTTCTGAAATCACGCGTCCTCCAGTTTCTACACAAGAGTTTAGACAGAATCTCCAAAGATTGAAGATATGTTTAGGACTTATGTCAAGATAAAAATAAAAATTTAATAATGATATTTTTTATTATAGCATATAATAACAAATGCAACAATCAGATTTTGACATATTCGATGACTTTATTCCAAAAGAAATAAAAAATCAAGAATCAGGTGTGTGTAAACACACCAATATTACTCAAAGTGGCTATGTATATTTATGCGTTGATTGCGGAGAGGAGATAATTGAAAATATTTCACAAGACAAGGAATGGAGATATTATGGTCAATCTGATACAAAGCATTCGTCAGATCCAAATAGATGCCAAATACGCCGAGTAGAAGAAGAAAAAAATATATTCAAAGATGTTGAAGGTATGGGTTTCAAAGATGTTATTATATCAAGAGCAAATGATATGTATGTTCAGGTTACAAAAGACAAGATACACAGAGGTAATACTCGAAAGGCAATCGTGTTTGCTTGTATATTCCATGCTTACAAGTCATCTGGTAACCCACAATCTTGCGAACCTCTTACAGAAATTTTTCATATCGACAGAAAGACTGGATTAAGAGGATTAAAACTTGTAAGCCTTGGCATATCAAAAGACAATATAAATCATAGCACCCATATTACACCTGCAAATTTAGTCGGAGATATTATGAGCGAGTTTAGTGCATCCACAGACCAGAAAAAAGAAGTTATTAAATTATATGAAATAGTACGCGGTAAATCTACAAAAATAAATAGATCCCGACCTCAGTCTGTCGCCGCCGGTCTCATCTACTTTTGGATCTGTAGAAATAACAAGAATATAACCCTAAAGGAGTTTTCGGAACGCGTTAAACTCAGTGAGTTAACAGTTTCGAAAGTTGCCAAAGAAATTAGTAGTATAGTAGGTATCGAAATTTAGAATATCTATTTAAAATTACAAAATAGTACTAAAATGGAAGAAAATGCCGTATCTAAGACTTGCCCCCCAGCAACTTTTAATGTAAACTCATTCTTAAACTCGACTACTATTCACATATTGATTGAGGTTATTGTGGTATGCGGAATGGGAGCATTTTTCAATCACAAGATTAATAAGCAGGCAGCTATAATAAAGGAGCTATCACAAAGAATAGCTGAACAGGACGAAGCTATAACCAAACAACAAGATTTGCTTGAAAAGATTGTAGATAGGTTAAATGGAACTCCGGCTAAAACGGCTCAAGTTGCACAGACCACCCGTGTCGCACAACCCAGTCGTGTAGAAAAGCCTGTAGTTCATATGGAGCAACCCGCACAGCAGGATATACAAATGGGAGGTATTCCATTTAACCTTATTTCTGATATTATGAGCGTGGCTGTTGGAGGAGTTCAAACTCAACACAAGCCCGTGGTTCCAGAAACACTTCCTACTATTGAGGAGCTTGATAACGAATTGGAGGCAGAACTAGGAGATTTAAAAGCAGACGAAGATAATTAAATGTATATAACTATATCTTCCTATAATAATAATATTCCCAAGAGAGATGGCAATGTCGCCTTTACAACATGGGCGAACGAATATGAAAGACACATTCGTTTTATTTTTGAAATATTTATTAATGCCTTACCTGATATCAAAGATACACCTGTAAATTATATAAAACTTGCAAAGATCTTATATCGATATTCTTCACGTGTTAATGCATATTAAAATAAAATGATGAATAATATCACAAACATGAGGTACCCCCGTATAATTGATGGCAATTGGAAATTAAAGATACCATAATCTATATATAAAATGGATTGTGTAGAAGACGGTATCTCTTTTACTAGAAAGCACAAGGGTCTTCAAGATTGTCTTGAAGATGTAGAGATAGAAGAGGAAAATCTGGATGAGATCGACTCGGAATATGAGAATATGCTTCAGAATAATTTTCAAGATGAAGTTGTTTCAAATATATTTCATAATATAGCATCTTATATCAAAGATCAGGCCATATCGATGTGCGAATACATAACGGAAGATGATATAGAACAACTCTTAAACGAGTTTGAAAAGAACTAATTTCAAATTATATATAATTTGAAATACACTTATATTAGTCTCTTTATTACACACTTGTCTTTCGAATTATGCATATTCTTAAGACCTTCCATGAGTTTCAATAACTCTGTGTCATTCTCGCTTCCTTTTCGCTTATAATAAAAAGGTTTAATATGATAACAGTTACAAGTCTGAATCTTTTTTACATCACTGTTATCATCTATTATGATAGTGTTGTTCTGATTATATCCGCTGAGCTTGAACTTTTCCCATAACATATCCAGTCCCTTGAGTCCTCTTCCTTCGTTTGTAGATAGATCACAATGATACGAAAAAAAGATAAAATCTATATTACGTCCACGTTTTCGTATAAATTTATTTATAATGAAGAGTGCGTAATTTTTCGTAGCAGCAGTCCAGATAGACACATTGTAGTTCTTAAAAAGAAAATCGAGAAATTCCTGCAAATGTGGCCTTTCAAATGTAATATATGAGTTATCCATCTTTGCGTGCTTGAAATTACTCATTTTCTTTTGATCTGGTACAAAGTCCTTTAAATCTTCAGATGAAATCAGAGTTTGATCCAAGTCCAATACAATGTTAAATTTTTTTACCATTTATATAGTAAAAAAATTTATTTAATTTCCTGCGAGAGTCATTACATCTGATACTTTTATAGGGGGTCCTGTTTTTTTGCTTTTAATTGGAACGGGAGGAGTGTGCAAATCGATACCCGTCTCGTTAAAAGAAGGTATCTTCATTCTGCTTTCATTTTCCCTTTCACGTTTCATTTTTTCTATCTCTTTTAGATTTATCTTTTTCTTAAGAGGTGTTTGTTTTACTTCCTTTACTGGTTCCTCTACTGTTTCCTCTTCTACATCGTCTTCTTCCTCTTGTTCGGCGTCATCTTCTGTTGAAAATAGATCTTCGATATTAGTATATGTATCCTGCTTTGGTATTGTTACTTGTGGTACTGGAGTAACTATATTTTCTATAGGTGTTTTGGTTTCCTTTGGCTGTATCATATTATATATGAGTTCAAATGCCTTGTCTCCTTCGTACTGAGATGCGATTCCCGTAGTACTATCTACATTTAGAATACAAGGTACATATTTAATTGTAAAGTCCTTGCTCTTCTTTACTCGTTCTCTGAGATTCTTATCATCTATACACAACATTGTAAATTGAATAGATATATCGTTGTTTGAGATTATTTCTACAAGTTCTTTGCACTTTGGAGAAAAGTTACTATATAAAAATACCCACAAATTCATGTTTAGAAATATATTTTTATTTTTTAAGTCTCATGTGATAAATGAATAATATTTATTCATTTATTATAGGCATAAACTCCATCTGCCGAATCACTGGTCTGCTCGGCCTGTCTCCAGCGTCTTTCTTTAGAAATTCGTAAATTGCATTCTTGAACGCGTTATTGAGTACAACTCTCCTAAGCGGCGTGCTGCCCCTGAATCCCTTTTGCTTCTTCTCGGAAATTTTTAACAGGTAAGATGCAGACTCCATGGTATACTTCCAAATACAAGTTTTTAATTTTCAATTTTAACATAAGAATACAGTAGACAGGAGCACCTTTCGAACAAAATCGTATCTCACTCCATTTATTATTTAAACAAAATATATTAAATTGTAAAATGGAAGATGATGAGACAACTATAAGGATTAATGAACTAGATCTTAATACAATACCACCTCTTACAGATAAGATGTTTGATCATGATCACGGAGGTCCAAAACTTGTAGTTATTGGAAAGCCCGGAACTGGAAAGACTACTCTTATAGAGGCTGTGATTCACAGCAAGAGCCATATTATCCCATGTGGAGTCGCTATGAGCGGTACTGAGGATAGCAACGGTTTTTATAGTCGTATATTTCCGGATACATTTATATATAACAGACTCGAAGAGTCAAAGGTTGAGGACTTTATAAAGAGACAAAAGCTTGCCAAGAAGCATCTTAAAAACCCTTGGGGTTTGCTTCTTATAGACGATTGTACAGACGATCCAAAAATCTTTACTAAGCCTTTATTTCAGGGCTTGTTTAAGAATGGACGTCACTGGAAAACTATGTTCATTCTCTCGCTTCAATATTGTATGGATATTCGTCCTGTAATCCGAAACTCAATAGACGGGACATTTATTTTACGTGAGACTAACCTCAAGAGTAGACGCGCTCTTTGGGAAAATTACGCAGGCTGTATTCCCGACTTTTCCACGTTTTGCGATATTATGGACGGGATAACAGGGGACCATACGGCTCTGTTTATCAATAACATGATTGATACTGGAAACTGGCAAGATCGTATTTTTTGGTACAAGGCAGATCCTAATAAGAGTAGCGGATTAAAACTTGGGTGTCAAGACTACTGGGATTTCCACACCTCCAGATTTGACCCCAGAAGCACAGAGGCAATTTAATTTAATTTTTAAAATTAAATTATATCCAAGTACCACCTATAGCCCAATTTTTAACCATATATGCACCCGGATATCCATCACAAGGAAATTTTACATAAAAATCTTGGGAATACCTCCTTTTGTGTATTCCACATCACTTTTAAGCTTTTGGCATTTATTATAATTTAAAATTTAAAATTCTAAAAACTTGCTATGGTATGTCGAGGAGGGTTAGATAACTCATTTGCTATTTTCTGTGCCGGGTTCATATCTATGCCATTTTCTCTAAGGTATTCTAACACTTTAAAGTTACGGCAAAGGTATGCGGTTTCTACACATTCATCTGGCATTTCTTTTACTATATCCAATTTTGTAGATAATTCTGAAGTATCTCCCGCACCGCACACAAGAAGTGTATACCGGTACTCATTTATCCGATCTTCAAAATCCAGAAGAGCCTTCATTGCGATAGGACAATTATTTTTAAGAGCGACATCTACAAATACTGTTATAAACTCTTTGTCTTCAAATACAGTGTATGGTCTCCTTTTCAATATCGAAATCAAGTACGGTATAATAACCGGAAATTGCTTTGCTAAGCTAGTATAAGCAAAATTTGGATTACGAGACGATAATTTCCCAATACCATATGTAAGTACAAAAATAAGAAGTCTTACATTTTTAGTCCTTTTTATGCACTCTAATAGAAAATTCCCATTGTCAACTGAAAATATATTGATATCTTCCCTGTGATGTTTGAGGAGATATTCTATATCTTCGGGTTTATTATGATATAAAGATATATTAAAAAGGTCATTCTTGCTGAGGTGAGGAAGGCTTTGAATAAGGCTCTGCATTTTTATTTTTTTTAAAAATACATGAAAAATCAATTTTAAAAACTAAAAGCTAATCCATATGAAGAAAAAAATGGGATCACGATAAAGAGTATGATACAAGAAGTGCAAAGCTCTCGTGTGCGAAGAAGTTAAACCATAAACAATTTTAAAGTAGACATTTTATATATAAAATGTCTTATGATATTCTTATGGAACAGTTCCCAAGGCTCAAGGAGAAATTAGAAGCAGTACAAACACTTTCTAATATGGGACTAGTTGAAACCGACAACTTTCATCTTGAAAAGATGATCTCAAGCAGTGGATCTAATAATTTTATTCGTAAAAACGAGAAATGGCTTCAAAAACAAATAGATATGGCTCTACGTAATACAGAGTACAATCTTGTAATAACAAATTTGAAGATTTACCCAGAGGATAGGTCATATACAAATGTTTTTATGAATCTATTTTCTGGTATAGACGTAAAGCGTGTCTTACAATTTTCCAAAGATGGATACGCTGTTGTGGTAGATGAACCAGACGTATTAGCTAAAAACCTAAATAAAAAAGAATACAATACAGAGCTGATCAGAGTGTATGAGATCAAAAAACCACGTGAAACAGAAATTGGACCGACAGTATTAACTGTAATGTTGGGTGCTGTTCTTGCATTTATTACCCGTGTTTACTTTCGAACATAATTATACAGCGGGTTTCATATATACTACGCTGTCGATATCAAAGTTTAGCTTTTCTTTCGGGTACACTTGCTTTACAAAAGATAACAACTTTTTCCCACTATTATATTTCCCATAATTTTCTATAAAATATTTTCTAGGCGTATAACTATTTAGATTATTTAAAAAGATTCTGAGCTTCCCTGAGAAGTCTGACATGTCATTTTTAAATAATTCCCCGACCTCCGGAGATATATACTTCCAGCCTCCCAAAATATCTTCGTTCATAAATACAGGAAGATTAAAACACATTGCTTCTGTTACAACTCTTGGACTTGCATCTGTCATATTTGGCACAAAAATAAACCTGACTTTATTATAATTTTTAGTAAACTCTTGATAAGTCTGAAAATCTGTTAGATTCATAAGGTGATGACAAGATGCTGGTATCTCGCAATTAATTCTCCCTATAAGTAAACCTTTTAATCCAAAATCATTGCACATTATATCTAACATTAGTTTAGCCTTCTCCCAGTTTCTGTTGTAAGATTGCCATCCTGCGGTGCATGTGTCATTATCTTTGATACATATGTATATAAAATCGTATTCTGGTGTAATATTTGGATTTGAAACAAGGTATTCATAATTTGCAAAGTCTGATTCACTTAGTAGAATACTAGGTATGTCTACCTTTATAAAGTTTTCTGGTTTTCGAAAGCAATAACACCACCCATCTACGATCTCATTATAGTTGTACTTCCATGCTATATCATCCGGATTATGAAACCTATCGTGTGGATTTGATATCATTCCCGGAAATTCACTATAACTTGTCATTCCCAAAAATAAATTTCCATTTACCTTCTTATCTTTATACATTTCTATCTGACTATTGTTACTAAACGGATGTGTAATAAACAAGATATTAGTTAAGATCTCGTTTCCATTCTTATCTATTGCATATAAATCAAGAAAAGGACGCAGTGTCTTTCCGTATAAACTATTTCTAATTGATACTATCTTGAATATAAAAAAGATAAATATTATAACTGCTATAACTATAATCCAAATCATTTATTATAACATAATTTTATGTTATAATTATCTTACTCCTCATGCGTATGATATGAGTCAAAGCAAGTTTCGCATACGCACGATCCACAATGATCACACTCTTGTATTTCTACTTCCTCGTCACAGTCATCACAGTATTGAATTTCGCGTTCTTGTTCGGCACACTCGTGATCTTCTATACAAGCAGGACAACAAATGTTATAACATGTTTCACATTCTTGCATACAATCTGCACAAGTTAGCGCATCTCCACAATTGTCGCATGTCACGATACAACGCAAGCATATATCTCCACATGTTGGGCATTTCTTAACACAATCATCGCAAAGCAACAGACCACACGAATTACATGAATGTTCAGAAGAATCACATCCAGAGCAATAATTCTCTCCACAATAAGTACACATGAATACAGCCATTTTCCTGATGATATTCATTCTAGAAATCAATATTAAAAAAATAAAATAAAAAAATCTATAATAAATGTCCGAATTAAAGCGTTTGCTTTTAGAAAAGTATAAGAAAACCCATCCACGTTCAACAATGTCGTCTCCGGGGTTTCTTACTTATTATGAGAATATTAATCCTTCCGGGTCGCCTATTCGCAAGGTACGTAAGTCGAAGTCGCCTAAGCGTTCTCGCCGCTCTCGTAAGTCGAAGTCGCCTAAGCGTTCTCGCCGCTCTCGTAAGTCGAAGTCGCCTAAGCGTTCTCGCCGCTCTCGTAAGTCGAAGTCGCCTAAGCGTTCTCGCCGCTCTCGTAAGTCGAAGTCGCCTAAGGCGTACCTCTCTAGTAAGGCTAAGATGCCTTCTATCCCCCAGTTCACGACTGCAGCTGAGATGAAGGCTAAGATTGAAGTTCCTGCTGTCAAGCCTATGATGCCTCCTCTCCCCCAGTCCATGACTGCAGCTGAGATGAAGGCTAAAATAGAAGCTAGCAAAGTTGTAGCTCAAGCTAAAGTCGAAGAGGTAAAGGAAGAGGCAGCAGAGGTAAAGGAAGAGATCAAAGATGCAACAGACAAGGCAAAAGATGCTGTCTCATCTGGAAATGCCGGAGAAGTTGCCGCAGCTGCCGTACTCGTAGGTGCAACATTGGGAGAGGTCGCAGATGTTCTCGCCAATGCATCTGATGTAGTTCAGATACAGGCCGCCGAGATTGCCGCCGCCGGAGGAGACGCAAGCGAACTACTTGAAGCCGCAGCACAGCTTGACGATATGGCCGAACAAGCTGAGAACTTCGAGGATGCGGTTGAAGAAAACCCTGGCGATCCCGGTATGCTTGCTCAAGCAGCTGGGATGCTTAGCGGTCTTGGTTCAACGGCATTGGGGGCTGCAAAGATAATTGGTGCGGCCGCACTTCCTGCTCTTATATCGTTTGCAGTTAATAATCCCGGAGCGATTATCAATGCCCTTACAGGAGGCCAAGGCCAGATCGAAGGTCCAGGCAACCCCCTGGGCATCGAAGGGCCGATGAATTTCAGCATGAGACGCAAGCGTGGAAAGCGCAGCTCTCGCAAGTCGAAGTCCCCCAAGCGCTCTCGTAAGTCTCGCTCTCGCAAGGCTCGCAAGTCCAAGTCACCCAAGCGCTCTCGCAAGGCTCGCTCTCGTAAGTCTCGCTCTCGCAAGGCTCGCAAGTCCAAGTCACCCAAGCGCTCTCGCAAGGCTCGCAAGTCCAAGTCACCCAAGCGCTCTCGCAAGGCTCGCAAGTCCAAGTCACCCAAGCGCTCTCGCAAGGCTCGCTCCCGTCGTAGCCGTAAGTAAATTAAAAATTGAATTTCATATTAGAACATATATGTTGAAACATATATGTCGGAATACTTTCTTTTCACAGACGGCGCATGCCGTGGAAACCCCGGAAAATCGGGAGCGGGTGCAGTTTTATATGACAAAGATATGAATGAATTAGAAAGCCGCCATTTGTACTTGGAAATAGGTACAAATAATGAGGCAGAATACAAGGCTATTCTACTTGGTATCGAAATTTTGAATTCAAAATGTATCGCGCTTGACAAGGTTAACTTAAGAGCAGACTCTATGCTTGCTATGAACCATATAAACGGTGTTTGGAAATGCAGACATCCAAATCTTATACCCCTTTTCAACAGGGTAAATAAATTTGGAAAATTCAAATCTGTACAGCATGTATATCGCGACAAGAACAAAAGAGCAGATTCTCTTGCTAATATGGCTATAGATAATTATTCTAAATAATTTTTAGAATAACTAAGCAAAAGACGGAAAATAAACAGCATGTAAATCTATATTATTTTTTCTATTTATATCGAAAGTGTGGTCAGAAAATATTTCAGAATATTCCAACTGTATAGCGCATATACTATATTTATGCATCTGAACACTTAGCATAACATCTAAATCCTCAATAAACTTGTTTTCATCTAGTATATCAGGAGGAAAAAATTGCGGCTTTATGAGAACACCCATAGAAGTGTCTATAACATCTGAACCATTATCTATCTTCTTATTCCGAGTTGAATATATCTTTGCATTGTACTTTGAAACAAATATAACACAGTTGGGGTGTTTTTCGCTCTCATCTACGATAGACTCTATGAAATCGGCTCCGTATACCGTATTTTCGTTTGCTAATATTATGATAGTATCGCCAACTTTTTCCCTTAAAAGGGGGCTAACAAGATTACAACAAGTTTTATAGTCTTTTGATAGGGTATGAATTGTAATTAGATTATTATCCGTTACATACGGATCAAGATGTATGTTTGTTCCCTCGGGTACACTTATTATTATTTGGTCTGGTCTTACAGTCTGATCAAAGATGCTATTTATTGTAGGTTTTAACTTTTCAATAGAAGTACCATACAGACTAACAATAATTTTAGACTTTGAATCGGCTTTTGAAAGTTTAACGTAATCTTTCGCAAACGAATCACATGATCCCATTTTTAGTTTACATAAACGGACTATACCATAATAAGACATCACAATAAAAACAAGCGATAGCACAGTAATTATTAGTGTTAAAATTGTCATATTCATTTATTTAGTATAAACTTTTTCATATTTAGAAAAAGTTTAATTATAATACAACTTCGTAAATACAAAAATCTTTTTTGATGGTTCTGTCTGTCTTGCAATTGTCAATGTAATCTTACCACTTTCTTGGAAAATTTCAATTAGATATTCGGGCCCAGAATAACTACAATCATCTACAATAGTCCTAATTGTAGTCCCTCCGTAGAAGGTGTATAGCAACTTATTTTTAATTCCGTTTCCGTACAGCACACCTTCGGTGTCTTCAAAGATAAAATCGTCGGTTGAATTCCAGATACGTTCGATCTTCATTTTATACTAATAATGGAATATAAAATATCAGTTTTCTTTTTTGGTATATTTTTCGTATGTAGCTATAGCCACTCCGGGTATAGCTATAGGTACTATAACAGGGGCAAATAGACCTATAATCCCACCAAAAGTAAAACCGCAAAAACCATAGGCAGTAACGATTAATACTCGGTTTTCAAAGTCAAGTGTCCTATCTTTACAATCTTCGATTGAATAATATAATCCCGTAGCTGTTCCAACAGCACTGAAAAACGTAACACTTTTGACTGGGTCTTCGAAATGCTTATTATAACTATGTAATAATCTTTGAGCTGCCGATCGAAACATTTTTATAGATTATTACACGCTTTTAGTTCAATTTTAAAATTGAACTAAAATAATCGAATATAAAAATAAAATGAAAGTAATTGCAATTGGAGATCCACATTTTCGAGTTGAAAATGTAGTTGAAGTTGACATGTTTATGAACAAGATAGAAAGTCTGGCTAAAAGAGAGGCTCCAGATCTTATAGTTATCCTAGGAGACCTATTGCATACACATGAAAAGATCTTTACGATAGCACTAAACAAGGCATATGAGTTTGTAAGAAGAATGAGGGACATTTCACCTACATATGTACTTGTAGGAAATCATGACTACATTCAAAACTCTCAGTTCCTAACAGAAAACCACTGGATGAATGCTATGAAAGATTGGGATAATGTTGTAATAGTTGATACCGTTATTAGGCTTGTTAAGAAGGGTGAGAAATTGGTTTTTGTGCCCTATGTTCCAAATGGACGGTTTCTAGAAGCGCTAGAAACGGGAGAAGAGTGGAGAGATGCAGATTGTATTTTTGCACATCAGGAGTTTGCAGGTTGCAAGATGGGAGCTATTATATCGATAGATGGCGATAGATGGCCTGAAGATTATCCACGTATCGTATCTGGACATATACATTCTAAACAAACCCCGCAACCTAACATATATTACACGGGATCTGCCATGCAACACGCCTTTGGAGAATCGGATAAGAATGTTATACCCATAATTACGTTTCCTTATAATGTAAAGGAAATAGATCTAGATCTGCCTAGAAAAAAGATTATATATATGGATATGGACAAGATAGAGGACTTTGTACCAAAAGAAACAAACGATCAACTAAAGCTAACAATATCAGGAAGTTTTGATGAGTTTAAGACCTTTAAAAAGACCGAAAAATACAAGGAGCTCACGAAAAATGGAACAAAGGTTGTCTTCAAAGCGAAAAAAGAGATAACAAACCAAAAGGAAACAACAGATACAAACTTCCGGGATATACTCTTCAAGTTAGTATCCGAAACGAAAAACAAAACTCTTTTAGAATATTACGAACTTGTTATTAATAATAGAAAAATAATTTTCGATGAATAATAAATGTCACATCAAAAAGTAACTTTTTTGCATGACCTTCCCGATATTGATACGATGGAACCACAAAAACCGAAGACAGCGCGCTATATTAGAAACTCTCATAATGCGCCTCCAGAGTCGGGAATGTCAATGTATGCACAACCACCCCCTACGTTAAATAATAACTATGATCCTATGTATACGCCACCCATGCATATGGACTATAATATGGGACATAATTATAGGCCAACATATGAGGAACCTTTTGAACCCCAGATGAACAGTACATCATCTTGTAATTGTCAAGATCTATACAACCATTACAGTGAATGCCCTGTATGTCAAAAGTTCTACAGATCTGATTGTACTGTATATCTTGTTATAATTGCTATACTTATGATTACGTGTGCATTGTTAGCCAAGAAAGTTTTGAATGTTTAGAATAAAAGTTCTAAAGATTCGTTTTATGTATAGAAATATGAGTTTCCATATTTCTTCAGAGTTTGACACAATTGTAATGTCAGGAGGCTCCATAAATGGTATCACTATTTTGGGGGCGCTTCAATATTTAAAAGACAAGAATCTGATTAATAACATAAAAAACTACATAGGGACATCTATAGGTGCCGTTTTATCGTATCTTCTAATCATAGGCTACACACCCGTAGAGGTAATTGTATATCTCTGTACACATTACCAGTTATTCGAGAGGCTTAAATGTTTTAATATAGTAAACGCGTCTAGAGGGGAAGGAGCTGTATCGTTTTCAAGTATATCAGATGAGCTGGAAAAGATGACTATAGACAAAGTTGGAAAAGTTTTAAATATGGGGGATTTAGAAGATCGTTTCGAAAAGAAATTTATGTGTATTACTTACAATACTACGAAGTCCAAGGCAGAGTATTTGTCAGGAGAAAATACTCCCGATCTTCCATGTCTCACAGCAATAAGAATGACTTGCAATTTGCCTCTTGTATTTGAAGCGTATAAGTACGGGGATAGTTTTTATATAGACGGCGGACTTGTAAATAATTTTCCACTTGATATAGCTGAAAAGATGGGCAGTAAAGTTATAGGGATATTCTTGTCGTATGATATTTCAGAGGATAATCCAAACAGGAACTTGCTAGAATTTATATATAAGTTGTTATATGTTCCTATTGCAGATTCAACTGCAAGTAAAGTTTTAAATAAATTAGATAGTTCAACCATAATAGAGCTTAAAACTGGAAACATGAATTTTTTTAATTTTGACGTCACTTCAAAGATGAAACTTGAAATGTTTAGTGTTGGATATGAAGATACAAAAAAGTTCTTTGAAGAACAATAAATTATAAATAGAATTTATAATTTCAACGGTATTCAAGGACGTTCTTCCTAAAAAGTTGCATATCCATTCCCTCTTTGTCAGAATACTTTCGCATATATTCTGGATAACAGGGATAAACGGTAGAAGGCGCCGCCTGAAAGCAGTGGTTTGGATAATATCTTTTAGATTCTACTGTAGTTGGATTTTTGTAACACATGTCATGTCTTGGTTTCCAGCCAGCCTCTCTTTCGAGTATTACAGGTACGTCACTCTCGGGAACACCTCTAAAGTATCTTGGATATGGAAACACGTCAGTATCAGTTTCAATAGTTGGACCCGAAGAGTAGAACGGGAAAGGACCTTTCTTATGGTGTACTATTTTTTCCATTTATTATAGTTTTTATTTTATTTAAAGTTTTTAACTCAATATAAAAATGTTAACACATTTACATGAACTAACACATGCATTGGAAGACATTGAAAAGATAGAAGTCACAAAAGAGAACTACAAAGATATATCGCTTGACTTTTCTATACCAGTTGATATCAGAATACAAGCCGTTAAGTTTTATTCTCTAGATGATACCACAGAGTTGACAAAGAGACTCGTGAATATGTTTTCCCTTTCAGGATCTTTTGTTATACAAAAATACATAGAAAGCATATGTTCAGAAAAAGAAATATCACCCATAATCCGTCTAGAACTAGCTAAAGATTTTTCTTTCTGCAAAGATGACGATATCTTTTTCAAACCTCTTTCAGAAGTAATAGAGGAGATAATAGATGACATAGAGATAACAACTGTGAAGAGAGTAGAAAGCGTAGTTATTTTAATGAGATGCCAATTATACCGAGATCTTGCCTTAAAATATTTTTTACATATATCGAGAGATAATCGCATAAATTGTAATGATAGATATAAGATAATCACATCTCTCAAAACTACATATCATATGAGAAAAGTATGGGTTGGACCAGAAGAGAAAATACGCCTTGACAATGATTATGCATTTTACGACTCATTTTCACTTCTTGACTTTGTTTCTAACGAAGATAATACACCATCTACACGCATTTTGGCAGGACAATCTCTGCTTGTAAAATATGAGTATAATCAAACAGTTGTGAACACATTATTGTCTATCGGAGAAGATGATAACATAGAGTACAATACTAGGGCAGATTCTACAGATGTTGTTCTGAGATATGGAAATGAAGAATCCAAGGCAAAAGCCTCTGATCTTATTCAGAGGCTTGGAAAAATGGGAAATACATGCGATATTAAAACTGTGTATGAAAACGCGCAGAATGCACACGGAGAAAGTATAGAGAAAAGTTCAATTGCTTGTTACGAAAAGATAGCAGAACTTCCTCTTATAAAGAAAAATGACACAGAACCAATAGACTTTGAGTATGTAGTAAAAGAACTCGGAGATACATCTCAAGATGTAAATATAACAATTACACGGATATCATTAGACCAAGCGATGTATACCAGGTTTAATTGTACTCTCAAAACGGCTCTCGTTGTAATGTATTCTTTTATATCAAATCAAGAGCAATTCGTCTTTTTAAAAACTCGATTATTACAAGAGCTGTCAAGCGCTGCTGGGATTTGTTCAAGCGGTATATTCGAACGCATAATGAATACTGTATCTGGGGTGATAGATGATATGAATATCACTATATCATTTGCAGAGCAGATTACGGCAAATCTCTGCGGAAGGCTAAACAAGATGATACGAGATATAATAGACCAACCATGTATTCATGCGAGTGATGTATACTTTTGCGATTGTAAGGAAAATGTATGCGAGTTTTCTCTAGATAAAAGAAACAATAAGAAAATATCTAGAACTCAGAAAAAGTCAATTGTAGAATGTAGAAAATGTATTCTGTGTTTGGGCAAAGAATGCGTGCATGTATGCATAGGAAATTGTAATGAGAATCTGGCAGGAGAAATATTATCCCAAATGATTATACCATCTCAAAACTACCTACAACGAAAGACTTTTCTAAAGTTTTTCAGATGTGCTGTTTCGGATATAATAGACGAGATGCGAGATGAGTTTCTAGATTATATAGACGAGACAACATTTGACCTGTATATGAAGCGTGCTATTATAACATACGAAGGGTAACCTAATTATAATTTTTCAAATTATAATTTAAAACATACCACAGCTAAACTGCATTGACCCAGAGCTTGTTTCGCCGAGAGCCGCTCTTGCGGATGGGTTGAATATAAGATTGAGAAGAAGATAAGGCAATGTCATGGTAATAGCGAGTACAACATTAACAAACATCACCTCGGAAGACTTGGAAATGTATGTCGCAACTGTAATTGCATAGTATAGAAGGGCGATCTCAATAACAAGGATAATTACCGAAAGAATCAACAACGGTAAGCACCCACTTTCAGAAGAAGGCTGCTGAGTATAATTATAACTTTCTTTCTTAAAATTTTCTATAGCGTGATTAGTAAGAATACTACCGAATATCATTTTATTATAATAAATAAAATAAAATTGATTTATATAGTTTATTTTAGAATCATATCACCATGCAAGCAAACAACCGAACCTCTTCTAAGAAAGAATTCACTTCCCGAGTTTCGATGGAAGAACGCAGGCGCGCGTATTCCATTCGTGTGTCGGAAGGCATCAAGGCGGACCGCGCGATGATCAAGATGCACGAGAAGACTATTGAAAACTTCGAATCACATGGCGGCTCAGACGTTGAGTACACGGCCCAGCGAATCCACAAATGTCGCAGCCAGATTGAATATCTGCTTCAAAAAATCGAACAGGATGACAAGAAGCTCACTCGCATTGGGGCTGGGGAATTCGACGAAGAGATTATGGGCGCGATCAATACTATGAAGGACAGCATGCGCAAAAATGCAGAGGAAGCCCAGAGGAAACGCGTATTCGAAAAGGAGCGGTCCGAAGTACTCCAAGTCGAAGGGACCGCTTTCTACAAGTCGGAGCGGAGCGAACAGAGCAAAGAGAGGGCGATGGATAAGGAACTCTCCAAATACTGGAGCGCGGTCGAAACACTTCCTCCTCACATCGCGAAGAATATCGAGACAACACCCTGCAACAGGGCTTACAAATGGCGCGGTGTTTTGTTCTACGGAAAGCTCCCAGAGCAGAAACCGGACATGGTCTTCGACAAGAACCGAGATGGCACCTTTATCACCGAAGTCACCCCTACAATGAGAACTATCTTTTTCAAGGACAACAACAAGAACAAGACCATCGTTTCGAAGTTTCGGCGTGAAGTGGATCCGCGGCTTTCGCGCCCCGCAATTCTAACTCCTATGTAATTTAATTTTTACTTAAGTAAAAATTAAGCGCAAAATAATACTATTTCTTTTGATACCGCATCTAGATTTAAACTTGAATGACACGAATCTGTCATTAGTCTTACCTTCTTATTTTTTAGAATCGAACTATCGTATAGAGCGACAGCGTGTTTACACGGTACTATGGTATCTTTCTTTCCATGCAATATTAAAAGGTTAACCGGGTCTCGTAACACGTGTATATATTTTTCTGTATCATATGCGTCTATTTTTCTTTTTTCACAATCAAATCCAAATGCAAGTTTTTCGAGAGAGTAGAATGGGGATAACATACATAAATGAGTGCAGTATCCTTCAGAGGCTAGTCTAGCGGCATAATGAGATCCTAATGATTGTCCTACTATACATATATTTTTTCCGTTTTCTTCACTTATAACAGTATCAAAAAAAGTACGTAAACAGTCCATTATAAAATCACTACTTCTTCTAGGGAATAATTTTCTCATTGCTCCGTATCCAGAATATTCTGGGATATACACGTCTCCAATTTGGGATAACACCTTTCCAAAGTTTTTATTCATTGTTATATCACTAGCATTCCCATGTAAGAATATTACTATAGTATCTGTATCATTTTCACATTTTATTTTTAACCAACAGTTATCGTTGTTATGATATATAGAAGAATCTTCTACATATTCTTCTGGTGGTTGGAATAAAAGTTTTTTTGTTAGTGACATACCAAGCGATGTACTAAAACAATATATAAGGGAAACTATAGTAGCAGATAGACCTCTCAAAACACTTGCACTCATTTATAGAATAAAATAAAAAAATGTACGCTTAAAGATTACTTTTTGAAAATAAAATGTCTGAGCAAGTAAATTCTCTTACTTCACCCCTAGATCGAACCGGTGCTGTATACAAGTCAAATACTGGAGCCCCTCCTCTTACAGAGTCCGAACTCGCATCTGCAATGACCGCCCTAAATGATACAAGCCTTGTTGACAAGTTCCCTCGGGTTGAGCGTCAGTATGCAGACCCTCCTATTCCACTTCAAACATATTCACTAATCTCATTTATCCCTTCAAAGGGTGCAACTCCCGATGCAGATGGTATTTTCGGATTTGCAAAGGTTCGTGGTTCTTATGCAACTCCAACCGAAGCTTCTGAAAGGTCTGAATTCCTCATGCGAAATGTAGATTCGTATCATAAGATTTTTCACGCGTATACTGGACGCCCATTTCCTATTACTTTGGACGATAAATATTGTGCAAACACAGAGGAAATTGATATTCGAAAGAAGGCAACAGAGACATTTTCGGAAGACGTAAAGGCAAAGCGAGATCAACAGAAGAAGGACATGGAAAATATAAAGGAGCGTGAGAAGCGTCTTCTTGAAGAGTCAAAGCCTGATTATCAAGAGGATCCTTTTGAACGATACATAGTTCTTCGTGTTAAGAAGGCACAACTTGTATGGGGATACAAGAATACGCTTGAACAACTTACAAAGATGAAGGATATCATAGTCAAGACTCGTCTCGAGATTGAAGAGCAAGACAAGGTTAACCCAGATTTCTCTTCTAATCATTATGATAGGTATATGACTGCGCGTCGGGATGCGGGTCTTTCTGATGATATGAGCACGGAAGATAACTTTATTAAGTATCTATGCGAGGATATTGACTTGGGATTTTAATTTAAATTCTAATTTAAGACATTACCCCAATTTTTTAATAAATGCCTTTGAATTTATTAAAAGTACAAAAATTACTGTATAGTGCGGGATTTCTTATAGATACATATTTTGTAATGGGAAACCTATGTAGATTTTTAAGAGCAACTTCTATAGTGACGGGTGACAATATCATAATATTTATTTCCTCTACATATGATTTTATTCTAGAGGATAACGTAGATACTGTATTTTCTATCAAACTAATAGAGTTTGAAAATGGGAACAAAGTATCAGAACAATATGGAGATTATCCGACAGGAAAAGTGATACTGGATATGTACGGACAGAGTGTAAATATAAAAGATGAGAGCAAAGACGATCAATTGGAGGCGGAAATGGAAAATAACTACAAGAAGAAAATCGACCTGAAATCTATGGATAGAGATCAGATAGTAATACTAAAGGATTGTTGTAGGCAACTCAGACGTCTTTATCTCGCAATGCACGGTGTGAGGTATAGTTTGTGTATTATACAAGATAATTATTTATGTATTGTAGATGACGATAATATAGACTGTTATTATGTTAAAAGATTTAACTCAGAATCAAGGTCTTTTATTGTTGTGGCAGATTTAGAATACTTTTATGAGAAATTACAAAGCGTAAATACAGACATAAATTTAATAAAGTCAAGTATATATAGTGTTCTGGATAAAAATACTACAACTAATATTGAGACTCTTGTAAATGTCACTAAAAAGCTGAATGCTGTAAACATAGGAGATAAGAAAATAAGCAGGAAAAAACAGGACTATATGCAGCAATTACAGAGACATAAAATAAGACTGGAAGAATATGCAAAACAGGAAAAAAGTTTAAAAGGGGAAATTGGAAGCATAGAAACAGATGGAGGATTTTTCAACGACGCCATACGTATAAACAAGCGTGCCGGGTTGGAAAGCCAAATAGATGAGATAAATGGTGAGAGACAAAAACTTATAAAGCTTGTTGTACAGCTTCGGAAAAAATGTGATAACCTCTATTTAAATTCAGACAGGGTTGATTTTGATAATTGTATACTTGTGAATAGTATCGCAAAAAATTTTTCAGAACTAGAAGAAATATTGAAGAGTAATTAAATTTAAAAAAAAATAAAAATAATATTAATAAATGAATCAGAATATTGTAAAAATCGGAATTGCCGCATTGGTACTTGTAATAGTTATAGTTATCATTGTTGTTTTAACCAAAAAAGATAATTACGCATATCCTACTGGAACGTTGTACGTACAGCCTTCGGATGCAACGTGGGGTCAGAAATCAGGAAATGGGGGTCAAGCAATTACCCAGACCTACACAACGGCTCTTGTTGCAGATAATTCTGGAAATATAAGTGTTTCACCCGCGGTTCCTGTTGGGGGTATTATAATGTATTCCGGAACTATTTCAGCTATGCCTAATGGATGGGGATTATGCAACGGGTCTACCTATCAAGGTGCAAATGGAACATCCATACAGTCGCCTGATCTCACAGGCCGCTTTGTGGTTGGCGCGGGTACAAGCTCAACAGTTAACCAGCTTGCAACTCAATACAACGTTGGAGATACTGGAGGCGAGGAATACCATCAGTTGTCTGTTGAGGAACTGCCAAGTCATGATCATTCAACTCGTCTTGGAAACGGTTACTGTACGGGTTCGAGTTGCGCCTCGCAGTTTGGAGGAGCCAGCTATGGTGGCGGCGCGGTTTCCACATTCGCAGCAGGCGGCGATCCTAACAATAAAGATACAACAGGCAATCCTCTCACCCTCCCCCACAACAACATGCCACCCTACTATGCTCTTGCATACATTATCAAATATCTTTGAAAAATTAAATGTTTTAATTTTTCCCTTAATTGTATTTCAATACACGTGCACTTTTCCCGTTGTATAATGCTCTTGCTTCCTCATAGCTAAAAAGGCGCTTATTAAGGCGTTTATTTACATCATTATGAAAGTCTACATAGAAGTTAAAAATTTCCGATCCAGTTTTAAAGTTGTTAATCCTTCCCTTATTTTTTTCTATAAATCCACGCGCGTGTTCGGAGCATACCGCACACGCAACAAGCATATCTGGAATACCATCTATAAATGCCTTGATACGTGAAAGTGAAACAGGACTTATATTTTCTGGCAAATGAGCCGCACCTGTATGCAAAGTAAACCAGACAGGTGGACCAAAAACTTCGGGAGACGAAGTAGACATCTGCTTTTCTTTCCAATGCATTATCATCTCATTGTCATTTACAACTATAAAGGGCTTTGGAGTACAATACGAATTTAGCAATTGGTAATTCATTTATTATAGTTTATAAAATTATTTTGTATAATAAATGGCAAAAACAATAGATGACATATTAAGCGAACTCGCAGACGGAGATATAACATTAAAAGATGTAATAAAAATTGCTTCCGAAAAAACCGACATTTCAGCTAGTTTAAAAAATATAGTTGACAAGCTTGGAAGCTGGATGTCATTAGTAGATTATGCAAAGTTCCTTGCCAAAGAAGACATAGGTCATAGTGAAAAAACAGTGTCTAAATATTTAGGAGAAGAACGCAAAAAGAAAAAGGCAAAGACATACAAAGAAAAAGAAGAAGGTGACGAAGAAGAGAGTGACGAAGAAGCTGCGATGACAGAGTCTGAATCCGAATCAGATATATCAGGAAGTGAGTCTGAGGGAGAAGGTGAATTTACATTATCAAGAGAAGATATCGAAAAGGCAAAACTTTTAACAGAAAGAAGAAAGAGGGAAGAAGAGGAGAGAGAAGCTCCAGAGCGCAAACACGCTCCAAGGCCACCTGTTGTAAAATATACAACCAAGCCAGTAGAAGGCGGGGAAGTTCCTATACCGATTCCTGCATATATACCCACCGATCCCAATCGATATTTTAACAAGTGCAAAAGTGAATATAGGTCGGCTACATGGCTCAACTCGAACACAAGACGAGTGACATCTGTATATACAGATGAACCGTCATTTGGAACAAATGCGCCTGCAGTTACATACAAAGGAAAGACATGGTATATAGTAAATGATTCGTATTTTAAGTTACAATGCACTCGAGGTGTTAAAAAAGGTTTTGTACAAGACGGAGATATGACATTCACAACACCAGAAGGTGTTACTGTGAGCATGGCTATACTATATGGATTTTCCGATGGAACATATGCTATGCAAACTCCAGATACTTTTACACTAGAAGCCGGTTACTTCTTAGAAAAATTTGCTACACCCGAACAGAAAAAAGATCTGCTTGTATCTAGACCTTTTATATTAGATGGATCACATACTACCAATCTAGCTAGAAAGATCGGAAAGAGCAAACTTGCTATAATACCAAATGCAGAGGAAGTAGAACTTTCTATTGCACGAGATGGTAATAATACTATACGTACATACTTTAACAAGATTGCAGATCTATATGTTTTTCTAGATGAGAATTCAGTCTTTGCACAGCGCATTAAAAATAATTACTATACAGGTGTTGATATCGTATCTCTTCCAGTATCCGAAAGAGTAGATTATCCAGAACTCGAACCGTATTACAAAAATCTCGGAAAATATGAACTAGACGAAATGGGGTGGGATTTGTATTATATGGAATATGTTGGGTCAAAAGATATTAAGCGTATGAAACCTGAAAAACCGGTTAGACCTGTTATAGAAAACGAAAATAAAGACGGCAAAAAGGTGTTTTTCTATGGGTCGATATTTCGAATAGACTATTTGAAAGATAAGTTTCAAGGCCAAGACTATAAGGTTACAGATGAGAGTTCTAAAACCAGGATTCTCGAGGACGATACAGAGTTTATTAAAAAGATAATGAACATGAACATAACAGTGTCAGAACAACCCAAAATTAAAAAGGCAAGAATACTTGATATTTTTGACATATTAAAAGAGAATCTTCAGATGATTAGAAACGGAGAAGTTCCAAAACTCCAGAAATCAGCTGATGTATGCGACTATTGCGAAAAACATGTAGGAGAAAATACTGAGTTTAAATCTGTAGTTATGAATGACGCGAATCAAACAGAAATTGTAAAGTATTGCTCTATAAATTGTTTTAATAAGTCCCCCGAAGAGTAAGATTGAAATAATAAAAATTATTATTTCATTTATTTGACAATGCGAAACACGACTCCATCCGCCCTGTCAATCCTCACGATTTCCCCTCTTTGAAAGTTGTAGAACTGAGCTACCGGGTCTGTCTTTAATAGGACGAAGATCTTTGTACCGTATTTTCGCTTGAAATCTTGAGCTTCGGATTTAGAAAGAAGAGTATGCTTTGGCACGAGTCGATGCTTTGTAATGTTGTATCTGAGGGCAGTTTCCTTGAAAATCTCTATTTTGAATTCTTGAAGTTCATCTACGACTTTCCTTGCAGGTGCGGTGATATCATCCTTACAAACGATAATACAAGCGTTGAGATCGAGTTCCTTCATCTTGGAAATGTAAAGTTTAACCTTGTCTGTATCCAGCTTTTGAGAGGCTTCGAAAAAGACCGCAATTGCATCTGTTTCAGATTTTTCCCCCAGTATATACTCCTCGCAGTCTTCTGCTATTGCATATCCACGTTGATCCAGCATTTCGATGCAAGTATTTCTGACATTATCAGAAGTCATTTTATACCGTATATATTTGATTTATTTTTTCAGTTTTAAACATACGAATGTTGCTATGGTCATACTGATCACACCCCAAGTCATATCCATTAACGTATAACTCCAAGGGTAATTTTTAAATATTGCCTTATTTGTCAAGTCAAATGCGCCGAACATTAATAACCCTATCAACGCCGCTAAGCCTAATGCTTCAGAAGTAGACTTTGAATATCGCTTAACTATAAATACATAGGAAAGAGGGGCAATTAGATAGTACAAAATAACTGGAATAAAGTTTATGCTTATAGGAGCATTTTGCACTAGCTCTACTGTATCAGAATGTAGCTTACGAGCTCCTAGTACCCAAAAAATATCTATAATCAGGTATACAATAAGGAAAATAATATAATCTAGAAGTTCTTCCATTTATTATATTTTTAATAATCATCTCCTTCTCCTAAAATATCTGATTCGGAAAGATCTTCAGAAGACCAGTCGCTTGTGTCATCCTCGTGAAATGGATCGTATGAGGGGATCTTTACGGTATTTGTACCATTATAAATATCAAGAGCGTAATTACTCCTAAAATATCTTGGGAGAGCATTCATCTTTTTCGCCTGTGCAGCCGTCAAGTATACTCTCTTATTGCACTTTTTAACCGCATCAAAGATATTGAGACAAGTCTTTTCGGAATACTTGTAGAGTTTGTCTTCGAAATTAGCATCTATAATATTTACAATCTCTGTGTTTGATTTCGGAATGACCTTTTCATATATTTTTCCCTTCTTTTCTACTCGTTTTTCGATATACTTATAAAGTAATCCCTCGATACAGTCGGACAGACTATAAAGACTGCACAACATGAGCTCATATTTAAGGTCGGATGGTGTGAAAAATTTCGACACGCTCATGATAGCATCCAAAACATCTACCCTAAACTTCTTTACGGTAGATACACGTGTGGATTCATTGATGTAATCTTTCCTGTTTTTCTTAGCGGAATCAACAAGGCACTTTAGGATATACATTGTATAAGTAGAGCTCTTTATTCCTATCTCAATCTTCCTAAACTCTCGCAAGAAGGCGGGGTAAGCCTGAGCGATTTCTGTAGAAGGCTTCTTTTCTAGAGGCAAAATAAGCATAGATTGAATGATATCAATACAAGCGTATCCGTTATCTCTAAAAATTGACTTGTTCATATATAAGAGATCGTTTAACTTGTCCATTACAAGAGTAGATGCTCCGTAATCTTTCTTGTCGTCTGCATCCCAACCTGTTTTCCAATCTAGTTTTAGACCCGAAAATATATTGCGGCAAATATCCCTGAACTTTATAGATTTGGAACTATTCTCTATGTCGTCTTTAATATCCTTTGAAACAGAAATTAGGAAAACCTTGAAATCTGCAATCCAGTCAAACCTATCACTCATCATACCGGAATCTGTAAAGCAGATTCCGGTTGTTGCATAGTTGTCATTCATATTATCGTTATATGCGAAACCAAAGTCGATAATCTTAGGATAATACCCATGTGTTGGTACTAGAAGAGTATTCTCCTTATCGAAGATGTAGAAAGAAACATCGTCTTTTGAACACTTCAATAAGAGTACGTTATCCGAGTGCAAATCATAGTGTGAAAAATTCTGAGAGTTTTGTGCGATTGTGATAGCCGCAAGAACCTGCTTTACATTTGCAATAAGCATGTCTATGTTTCGGGAAATAATATAATCACTCATTTTTGACCCTTCTACGAGCTCTTCTAGCAGAACTCCTTTTTTAATTGGATACTTGGAAACCACTTCAAATGGGTTTGTCTTCTCCTTGAATTTTGGCTCCATACTAAAATTTACAAATCCTAGAGATCTACAAAAATGGGGGCAGAACTCCGATATTTTATCCAGACCCAACATAATATTGTATTCGTGTTCTGCAATGTAATCTATATATTGAGAAGATTTAAACACTACATCCACATCTCCAGATGAAAGTATACCACAGATTCCTTGTGTGCCAGTTGAGAAAGTTTTAGTAAGAGAAAATTTAGAACCATATTCACCCGACGAAATGTATTCTTCTACGTTAGCCTTTATTGACTTAAATTTCTCAGCATTGTCGATCATTTACTTGAAACTTTTATACTTTAAATATTTTTCTTTTTTTTATGTATAATAAATGTTATCATCTGTATACTTAATTGCGCAGAAAGACAAACTAGATAATCTTTCAAACCCAACTCTACCAATTATAACCGACGTTCAGATGCAAGATCAAAATCAAGGTGGAATAATAATAAATACGCGGCGGAATCCAAACACACATGTACTGAGAGATATTTTGATTGGATTTTTATTAATTTTAATTATTGAAATTGCGTTTATCGTATATGCTATACAGTGCATTGTAAAATGTGGTCATGCTAATAACTGGCCTACATTTTTGATTTTTACTTTAATTGTCCTTATGTTCACTCCTTTGAATTTTATTTTAGGTACCGGGATTATTGTATATCACCTTGCATCTGGATGTAATAAGCCGAAGCTCGCCTTTACTTTCTATTAAACGAATTGTAATATAAAATCAATTACAATTCAGATTAAGAAAACTTATATACCGAACAGACCTTACTTTTTTCAAATACAGAAGGAAACATTTCTTGCAAACGATGTATGCACTTGCTATCCGATTTTTCAGAAGTCGGAACTGTGCGCTTGAAATATAATGTTAATGTATTTGATATTTTTTCACATGCGTTTTCACTTACTTCATTTGGTATAATAACCGTCCCATAAATGTCGCCCTCACACTCGAATACAAATACAACCCAGTCTTTACCTGCAGAATTAATAGCGTTTTTTTCCTCTTGTGTGCCGGAGTCCATAAGACGTATAATTTTAGCTTCTTTTTCCCGAGACTCTCCTGTCACGAGAGGTACGATGTTGATTATACGAGACTGAAAATCGTCTTTCTCTGTCATAGCCATTTTATAATTATAAAGCAATTAAAAAAATTCAATATTTAATAAATGCCTATAGAGTTTGTTAGGGAAAATACATATGCATTAGGAAGTTTTGAGTATTTATTGCAAAAATTGCAGATGGGATACGGGACTATTCTATCGCTTATGCAAGTATTTTCTAAACAGTTTATAAATTTAATACCAGAAATTGCACCGATTCTCGACCTTAAAAGTATAGAAGACATGTCTCATTCACTTGCAAGGTGTTATACTACAAGAAGTGTATTAAGTAACATTCTCGGCTTAGACAAGTGGTACAAATTCTCAAAACTTATCTCAGATGATATGGAGTTTAGAGTTGTTACTACATCGGGTAAGTTTTTCCCCGACCATACATTCATTTTAATTAAGCACAATAAGGCACTGTATGTATTGCAGAGTTATTATTACTCCTACCTATTAGCAGGGAAATACGGAGTTCTA